CGAATAACGAGCCATTTCTGGAGTTTTATATGATGCTTCATCTGATGTATCTTCTATTTCGGTATCGACCTCATTTAAGACACTAGTGCTTGAAGCGGTTTTTCTTCCGAAGTACGACTCCTTAAGAAGTTCTAATTTTTCTCTGAATTGTTGAACTGAACCGTATTCAAGACCTTCTGCAAGTCTTTGCAGTTTTTCTGCTTGAGTATCAGCAAGACCTTCCGCTACTTCAGTAAATGTTTCTGAAACTGAAGCGTTGCTAAGTTCTTTCTTAAGTTCAACATTTCTTTGGATTTCTTCGTTTACTTTACCTTGTAGGTTAGTAACGCTATCCTCAAGACTTCTAACTACATCGAATTTTTCGTCAGGCATATCGATGTAATGTGCTTCAAATAGGTTTTTGAGTCCCATCATGAAACTTTCAGAGATATCCGATTTGATACCACGGTCTAGTGCCACTTGGTTTTCTTTAACCCATTCCTCTACCACATATGATAGGTAGTCGTCTAGTGATTCAGTAAGTTCTGCTTTGTTTGCTTCAACTATTTCTGAAATTTTTTCGTTTGCTTGATTTTCAAGATTTCCAGCAATATTTTTGACCCTTGCTCTTATAGCAACTTCAAAGATAGTCCGTGCTTTAGTTTTGAAATCTTCAGTGAGTTCTTCTTCACCTGTGAAGAGAGCAACCATATCGTCTGATTCTTCAATGCTTCCAATTGCTTCATCAACATCAAGAGTAACACTTTCTTTTTGTGCTTGACCCTTAATTTTTTCTGTTTCTTTAGCATCAGAATCGCTTGCTTTGGATGGCTTGGTTTTGTTGTCTTTTGCTTTCTTCCCAACCTTTTCGGCTTCCTTAGTATCTGGTGCAGGTACACCCTCACCACCTAGTTTACCAGTGATATCTTCCACTTTTGCTTCTTCGATATCGTTGAATTCAGACACATTGTAGGTTTTACCTTCATAGTCGAACTCTTCTTGTTTATCTTCTAGAGCAGCCTTGAGTGCCTTTTTAAGACCTTCGTCGACAACTTTTTTACCTTTACCTTCAAGAATTTCTCTTGCTATGGCAACGGGGTCTTTTTTACTACTGGACATTTTCGGTTCTCCTATTCCTTCTTACAGGCATTTTTAAATTTGTGTACACTTTATCTAATATACACAAGTATGTATAAGTTTTATACTTTCGACAAAAAATCAACGAAAGCATACAAAATTTTATCTTCTCTATCTTTCTTAGAGGAAGCGTTCTCAATAAGTCTTTTATGACTTTCAATATCTCTTGACTTCAGGATTCCGTTATCCCAAACCCATTCCTTACATTCCATGATACCATTAACGAAAGCCTCTGGTGCGGATGGGTCTGAAACGATGTCCACCGCAGATAGCATGAAGTCGTCTTGGACTTCATTGATACCTTTTTTATTCTTCTTTAATGAACCCATACCTCGTGAAGAAACACCAATATTAGCACCTTCATCGATTAGATTCTTTACAATTTTACCCATTGGGGTATCCATAATTTTAGCACGACCATAAACGTCATTACCATCTTCCCATAATTCATGAATCATGTGGGATACACGGTCTAGGTTTACTGTAGGCCCCTCAGGGTGACCTAACTCACCTAGTGCTCGTTTATTGTCGACATATTCTTTTTTGTACCGCTTCACTTCGTTCATCAAGATGTCTTTAGGGTAGTTTCTTCCGTTCCTATTCTTCTTGTCAGACTGCATGAAGATGCCTTCGATGAAGTATTCAGGAGTACCGTCTTCTCTTGCTTCTTTAAGAAGTTTAATGTCGTCTAGTTTTGTTTCTGTTATTAAAAACATTTATTATCCTTTAAAACTTGTAATTATTGACGAGGGCCTCGTGAACCACCACCCCAGCATCGGTGATATGGGTCTTTCGCAGGTGGTGTGCCTGGTGGTGTGCCAAACGGGTCTGGTGAATATTGTGGTACATTTTCCCACCATAAATCTAGAAAAGGGCTCTCGCTGTCGAGTCCATCTAGACCATCGCCCGGAAACTTGCCCTGTCCCCTACGTAATTTATAGTCTTCGTAGTCTTTCCTATTATTGTATTTGTTCTCTTGAAGAACCATCATTGCTTCTGTTAGTTGTTCACCCATAGGTGATGTCGACTCCACTTTATCGTCCTCATCTTGACCACCGCTACCTTTTGGAGCGGGCATCATAGGTGATGTTGACTGTTCATGAACATCCTTTTTACCGTATCCTACACCCTTGATGTTTCTAAGAAAATGTCTATTTTGAATATTCATGTTTAATCGTTTTCCTCGCCCTCGCCTTCGTTGTCGTTAGCGGGGTCTTTTTTCCATGCTTTTTTTACTTCGTTAAAGAAGTCATCTTTCTTACTTGCTTCTAAGTCGTTAGGACTGTCAGCACCATATTTCGCTAGAATTCGGTCAAACAATGCTTTATATGCCTTTTGTTCAGGGCTTTTTTCTGCTTCGTTAACCATTTGAACTGCGTTTTCCGCTCTAAATCCTCTGGAGACTGATTCTGGTATTGAGTTCTTGATTGAGTCCCCAGTTTTATTATAGAGGATACCTTCAATGCATTCTTTAGCACCAAATGCATCTCCGTCGTTTACTATCCTATCAATAATTTGTCTAGCGTTCATGGTTATCTAATCCTATTGTTTATTTTCTCTGAGATTTTGGTAAGAAAACTCAATGGCTTTCTTAAATCCTGACCTGCTATTATTTAGCATCTTCTCTAGTTTAACTTTATTCCTCTTATTTAGTGCTTCGTGAAGTGTAAGAACGGCTTTTGCCATCTCTCCATTAACCTTCACTCTATCACCATTTTTGAGGGTAATTCTCTTATCACGACCTCTATCTGATATCTCGTTTAAGGAACTGAGAACAGATGACTCTAAAAGGGTGTTATCACCTATATTAACTTGGTCACCTATTTTACCTTTGTATTCACCCGCATTCAGTTCTAGCACATATCTTGCAGGGGAGTGAGGATATACCACAGTTTCGTCGTGCGGTTTTAACCTCTTTACATCGACAATAGTTCCCGATTCGGTCATCCATATGACATCTAGTGGTATATGGGTGTTCTTCATCCAAATACCGTGTCTTTCTGCATTTTCGAAAACCAATAATATACCTTTGTCTTTCTTCATTGAAAGTTCATACATAAGACCATTCTGGAGTGATTCTTGTGTATTAGCGACTGAAACGCTGTAGTTTTTACCACCAACAGTCATATCAATCGCTTCGAGAAAATTTACGGATTCTTTTACCTCAACTTCCGCTTCCGAGGATTCAATATCTTTGAGTCCTTTTCGTCCTCTCCATAGGTCATATTGCTTGCTTTTGACAAATTCTTTAGCATGCTTTTCAGCATTAACTGGGCCAGGGAACATTTCCCATCTGACATCATCGAAGTAAACCGATACAGGTTTATTTTTACCGACACCAACAGTCTTGATTGTTACTAACACATCACCTTCTTCAAACGATTTTAAAAAGTATTCACGGTCTAAATTAGGGTCTAGGGTTGGGTCTTCTTCAGTACCTTGGACATCTTCTTTGTCAGGTGGGTCTTCCGCTTCCGTTACAGAAACCTTAGAAGCATCTTTTTTAATTTTATTGATAAAAGACAGAGAAACCTCTGATAGGTTGCTCCTAGTTATTTTACTAACTGAGTCAAAATCCCCATTGGATAGTGCGTCAATGATTTCTCTACTGTTAAACATTAGTACCCCTCGTTACCGTCGTCAGTGATAATTCCTGCCTCTCTTTCCTTCGCTATCTCTTTATCTAGTTCTCTCACTTCTTCGTCTGACTGTTGCAATATATTTTTTCTTACCCATCCTACTGAGTAATACTTACCAATATAGTCGTTGACATCACGAAGAATGTTCATTCTTTCTGAAATGATTTCGTAGTCTTTAAGTTCTGAGAAGTGATTGTCTTTAACAAAGTCAAATCCGACATCCCCTCCCATTTCTTCCCAGTCTTGGTCAGTTATAATACCTTTTAGAAGACATTGGGTCTTTAACATGATTTTAAATACATCACAGAACTTGTTACGGAGTCTGTCTATGTACTTCATAAATTTCACTTCATCACGGGTGATTTCTGATGCTCTACCCATGCTAAATTGTTCACCAGATTCTAACCTAGTTCTCGGTACATTCAGTGCTTGATATAATTTCTTTTGAAAATATAAAACATCATCCATTTCACCAAGATTTTGTCCACCGTCCAGAGTTTGGATTTCAGTTCCTCGACCACCTTCTTGTCTAGGTAACCAGAAATCTTCAAGCATATTCATATGTCTTTTATCGTCACGAATAGCACCAGTGCTGGCATCATATACCAGTTTGTTTCTATACTTGTTCATGATGGAACGTACGTATTGCTCTGCTTTTGTTTTCGGTAACTTACCAACGTCAATATAGAAGATTCGTCTTTCTGGAGCACGAGATATCCTGTAAATAACCACTGCATCCTCAATCATTCGGAGTTGGTTTAGTGGTTTAATCGCTTTATGAAGGTAACTTATTACTTTCCTATTGCTAGCATCGTATAAACCTGAGGTAACATAGCAAACTGCCTCTGTAGCAATTCTGATACCAGTAGATTGTTCTGGTTTTTCTTTGTAGATGAAGTATTCTTCTGATTTTTTAATAATTTCAATCTGTTCTTGGGCGCCCTTACTTTTGTTGTTTTCTATACCCTTTTCTAATTCTACAACCTTTTTAATTAGGGTAGGTTCTACATATCTAATATCTAGAATACCCTTTTTAGGACTTTTAGAATCGACAACCATATGGTAGTATAGTTTACCATCGATGAACCACCTTCTAAAGACTTCAAAACTTTTGTCAGAGAAGTTCAATAAGTGGTAAAGGTAGTCGAATTCTTCATGTATTTTGTCTTTAATACTGTCCGACAAGTCCACTTTTCCTAAAGATAGTTCTATACTTTTCTTTTCACGGTCGTAGACAATGGATTCGTTAACGATGTCTTCAACAGCACTTTCCACTTCTGGGTGGAGTGCCATTTCTCTATATCTGTTAATGAACTCTATTTCAGACTTGACTTCTTGGTTAAAGTCGACATATGTCCCGAAATAACCTGCACCAGAATCGATGATTGTGGAGCCATCTTCCTGTTCAGGCCTGACAAAAGATTTGAGTTCGTTCCTCTTATCTTCTTCAGTTTTTAAACTCTTTCTTCCGATACTAAAACCGAATAAATCAATGGGCATAATTAAATTTCCTTCCTATTATAAAAAAGTAGGCATCCATTACCCCAACCATAACAATGTTATTAACTGCCAGGCGAGGCTGCGATACCTGTTTCCACGCTCACATCTGTATCTTGAGTGATAAAGTATGTGTACTGTAATGTAACTGTAAACTCTAATAAATCTGTACTATCGTAAGAAACATCAACCGCACTGACCTCTGAAGGCCAGCAGGAGAAGAACCTATATGATTTAATTGGTTCTCCAGTTCTGTCTAATTGGTCTATATTCCAATCTGGGAATAAAGCACCTTTCAAGTTGAGTTCTTCGGTTGCGACGTTGTCAACCGTTTTGTTCATGTCATCCATCCATTTCTCAAATGCATTGCGAATTTCAAACTCACCATCACTGATAAATGTTAGCGTCCACTCAGCATATTCCCTGTCGCCAGGTAAATGTAGTTTCCGTCCTCTATATGGCACTTCAATAGGAGTGATAGTTGATGCAGGTAAGGAGGCCGCTTTACAGAGGAATCCTACCTTACTTGGGAAAGATGTATTCCCAATGTTACCCATCACCCTAAAGAGATTATTTCTTACGCCACCTTTTGCTAGTGCATTTTTAAAATCGTCTATACGCATTTATTTCATTCTCCTAGAATTATTTATAATAATTTTATGAACCTATCTCTGTGAAGTCTACACCTTGTGATGTCGCAACGAATGTCAAAGTGATGTAGTTAATAGATTTAATTGGTTTAATGAAGATGTCTGCGACAAATTCATTCCTGTCTACCACTGCTGATGTGTTGTTAGTGTCGTCACATATCACCTTGAAGTCATGTAGACCCCTTCTTGATTGAACATCTCGAAGGAACGGCTCAATCATACCTTTGAAGTTGGAGCGAGTAAACTCGTCGTTTTGTTCAAAGATTTGGTACTTGGCTGCAGTCGAAATTGCTTTTTCAAGGACGATGAATAACCTTCTGACATTCAATCGGTCGAATGCACTTGGTTTTGCAAGGAGTGTTTTATCACCAAACAATACCGTACCTTCGCCAGGGAATGCAACAATTGGGTTAACTTGGTCTTGATAAAGATTATCACGATGTGCTTTGCGTGGATTCCATGATAGTTTAACCACATTTCGCAGTTGACCACGGTTGAATCCTGCAGGCGAGAACCACGTTTCTGTTTGCTCGTCAGAGCGTACTGCTAGTCCCGCAGTATCAGCACACATCGGCACCCATCGGTATTTATCAGTATATCGGTCGTACATGTACTTCCAACCAGAGTCAAGGAATGCATATGAACTGTTCTTGTTTAACTGTGTATTTCTGAAGTGTAGAACATTAGTTTCACAGGTTGATTCATCGAGTGGTGTACTACCTGAAATCGTGTCTGATTTTTCTGGTGAAAGGAATACTACGCAATCCTTTCTAGTATCTGCTAAATCAACTAATTGACCTGCAAGAGTATTGTTAGCAGGGCCACCCAGTAGAACGCTAACGTCAACTGTTTCTGTGTCGTAGAACAAACCGAAGTCCATTGTACCACCATTTGTGGCTGCTACAGTACCTGATGTTTCACCAGAACCACCTGACAGACTAAATTGAGCACCTGAGGTAGCACCTGAGTAGAGTACATCGTAAGTACCACCACTGACAGTTAAATCAGAACCCCAGTTTATTGAACCACCAGAAACACCTTGACTTATTTGGTTGTTAGGTGTTGCTTCGTATGGTCTTGCTAAAGCGTTTACATACTTGGATTGTTCGTTAATAACGTCCAAGTAGTAGTTTGAAGTGTTGTCTGCGTTTCTAGCGTTTGATGCTTTTGATACAGCGTTATATGTTTCGAGAACAGTACCTTTAGTACCAGTGAACTCACCATCTTCATCTATGACCGCAATATTTACACCGTCAAAAACAGTATCGCTACCAGTTAAGGTATTAGCCCAACCAGTTGTGAAGGGCATGTTAGTTGTGAAAGAATCGACATATGTCCAGTTTTTATATGCACCTGCTGAAGTACCTAGGTGTGCGTCTGGCGGTGCTAGTGTTGAACCTGCTGGCCCAGAATGACCACCGTCCCACCATACAACTTTCAAGGAGTCACCCATTACGCCAGGATATTTTCCTTGCCATTGTTGACCACCAGAGTTACCTGCTACTGTTTTTGATGTTTCTATAGCACTTGCACTTGTTGTTATTTTAATAACACCAGTGGCTGCACCTGTTGGGCCCGATGAGTTAGCGGCATGTGCACCTGACGATGCAGGGTTTACCACCCTTACCACTTTAAGGTTGCTACCATAACTCAAAAAGTTTGCGGCTGTGAACCATTCTTCAAAATTTGTTTCTGTCGGTCCACCGAACAGTTGTTTTAGATTGTTTTCACTATCTACAGTTACAATTTGACCTGCGGGACCCCACCTAAAGTGTCCTGCGAATCCTGCTACGGTTGAAGATACCGCAGGTATAAAACTGGAAAGGTCTTCTTCTTTGACTACCACGCCAGGGCTTACTTGAAATGCCATGCTTCATTCTCCTAGTGAGTCTTA